CCACTTTAGCACTATAAAGCAATTTTCATAGTAGGTAAATAAGAAAAAGCCCTAGTATAATGAAATATTTATTTTGTATAAAATTATTTTTGCTTGACTTTATTTTAAAATTATATAAATCGAAATATTATTAATCAATTTTTAATATCCAAACAAATACATTCATTCTCTTATATATTCTCTTATTGTTTATCCTTTATTCCTTATATAGTTTTACTCTTATTTAGTATACCTTTTCTTCTCTTGTTTTATCTATTCATTTTTTGTAATTTCCCCTACGTACAGGGGTATATTTTATCTATTCAAAAGATCATTGGAATATAGGGTTAAAATGTGGTAGTTGAAGAGGCTGTTGGGGGACGTTGAAGAAGCGGGTTCTAGAGTAAAAAATTTTTAAAAAACTTCAAGCCGCGCTGGATTTTTTATTATTTATACAAATAAAATGATTTATATATATAGAAAGTCTTTAATCTGCATATTGCAATTAATAGATTTATATGTAGCAATGTATGAAAACTGCCCGGCGCGCAATTCATTGTTTCAAAAAAAATATACTCAAAAATGCAAAAGAGTTTTATCTAAATATTGTCACTATCCTAGGTTATTCAATATGTCCGAGGGAAGCATACGAGATTGAGAGACTGCATGGTTGTATTTTTTCAACAGATTATAAACCATTATAACTAATGCTTCTTATTTTTTGCATTTGGTGTATATTATTATAATTAAATAATGAAAATAGAAATAGTAACGCCCGCAGGAAGACAAAGATATTTAGAAGTATTGTTTTTACATTTGAAATCTCAAAAAGCGGACTTTGACCAATGGACTCTATGGGTTAATACATTACATGAGCCAGATATAGAATATTGTAAAAAACTAGAAAGGGAAAACTCGTGGATTAGAACTATTGATCTAGGCGTGGAGTTCGGCGGATGTCAGTCAATTTCTTCATTTTTTAAACATGCAAGAGATTCCGAAACTTTATACATAAGATTTGATGATGATATTGTGTGGATGGAGGATGACTTCATCAAGAAACTTTCCAAATTCAGATTAGAAAATCCAGAATACTTTTTAATTTTTCCAAATATTATCAATAACGCAAATTGCGATCATATTCACCAAAAAATTGGTGCACTAGATTTTAATAATGGAGTAGTTGATTACAGTTCGCATTGTTCTATTGGTCATGGGCATTCGATACTTCCTGATTCACCAGCGCCTCGTTTCGCAGAATTAAAACACAGGAATTTTCTAGAAAAATTTCACCTTAGTTCATTGGATGATTACAAATTTAATAAATGGGTCTTGATTCATAACGAGAGATTCTCTATTAACTGTACTTCATGGCTTGGCAAACATATGGCAAAGGTAGAAGTTCCAGGAGGTTGGGACTCAATCGGATGCGAGGAACAATTCTTGACTATACATTGGCCTATGCAGAAAAACTTAATAAATGCCATATATGGTCAGGTGCTATGTTGTCATTTTGCTTTTTGGACTCAGAGGGATTACATGGATAATTCTAACGTGCTTGAAGAATACCGGATGATAGCGGAACGAAAAAGATAAAAATTAAAAGAAATGAAAGTAAAAATCATAGGATGCGGACTTTCTGGAATAACAGCGGCAATAATAGCTAAGAATGCTGGGCATGATGTGGAGATTTTTGAATCCAGACCTCATATTGGCGGCAATTGTTATGATAGTAGCACAAATGGGGTTTTATTGCATAATTACGGACCTCACATATTTCATACAGATGATGAAGAAGTTTTCTCTTTTTTGAGCAGATATACTGAATGGACCCCTTTTCTACTTAGACCTGTTGGTAATACTTATCTTGGAAAAATATCATTGCCCTATAGTAAAAAAACTATTCAGCAAATAGGCAGAGAATTAAATGAAAAAGAAATTGTGGAATTTTTATTTAAAGACTACTCGGAAAAGCAATGGGGGGTTCCATTTGAGAAAATTTCCTCCGCAATTACTGGAAGAATACCAAAAGCTAAAGACTGCGAAGATCCAACTTGGTTTGAGGGACAGAAGTATCAATGCATTCCTAAGTATGGATACACCTATATGATGAACAATATGCTTGATGGAATAAAGGTCAACCTTGGCGTTGAGCAATCAGAATGGAGAAAACATAAAGCTGATTTGACTATTTATACTGGCAAAATAGATGAGTATTATGGGAATAAATATGGGCAGCTTCCATACAGGTCTTTAACCTTCAATCATACTGTCACCAGTAAAAAGCAAGAAACCTTTGTTATTAATGATAATACAAAGTATAATGACTATACAAGAAAATATGATCATAGTTACTTTACTCCTGACCATAAAGGCGTGACTATTATTACCAGAGAGTATCCAAAAGCTTATGAGCATGGGGACATTCCTTTTTATCCGATTACTTTTGGCGACGGAGTTGGAACTTACGGAAAATACAAAAAACTCGCCGACTCTGAAAAAAATGTATTGTTCTTGGGGAGACTAGCTACTTATAAATATTTAGATATGTGGATGACCATCAAACAAGTAATGGTTAAATTGTCATGCGGAACATCATAATCCATCTTTAAGCAATTGGAAAATTTGCGCCTAGTAGGAATCGAACCTACTTCCTTCCCGTTATGAGCAGGCCGCTCGACCATTGAGCTTTAAGCGCATTTAAATTGGTGCAAGGTGCAGGAATCGAACCTGCGCTCGGTCCACATCTAGGACACACGAGGTATAAGCTCGTCGGTACTTCCAGTTATACGAACCTTGCTAAAATTGGTGACGATAGAGGGACTCGAACCCTCACGCCCGTTAAGGCAAGGGTTTTTAAGACCCTTGTGGCTGCCATTACACCATATCGTCATTTTTTTCATTTATTAAAGTTTTGGCGCGCTCTGCTGGACTCGAACCAGCTACCCACAGCTTAGAAGGCTGTTGCTCTATCCAGATGAGCTAAGAGCGCATAATTTTAAATTATGCCTTTTTTAATTCTTTTTCAAGGGAAAATCCTGCTACATAAAGAGCGTGTTCCAGAGCTTGAATATAGTCGCGGGCTTCAATAGAGATAGAGCGACCAATCGCGGCTGGGACTTTTTCGATACAAGTAAGCTTCCAGCTTTTGATAGGCTTAAGACTAGAGCGCCGCTTGGCTTTTTCTTGTAGCTTGTCCAGAGTTTGGTTGTTGAGTTTTTTAAGTTGGTATTTGGTTGACATGATTTGAATATAGTACTTCTTGATTTTTGAGTCAAGTTTTTTTTATTTAAAATTCAATAGCCGGAGAAATATGTTTTTTTGCAATAGAAATATAATCACTAAGATTTTTCATAGGTACTTTTAGAATATTAAAGTTATTCTTATTCATATTCATATACAATAATGCCATATTTCTGTCTTGATTTATTAAATAAGCCGTTTTATCTATACTGAATGGATTTTCTTTTAATTTTGACAAAGATATGGCGCTCTCCATTGGGTCGCGCTCCATCCATATAATATAGTAGGTGTGCTCAGTAGGAAGATTAATAATATACTTAGACATCGCAAGCTTAGAAAGCTTACCTTGAATCGCATTTATATACTCATCTGTGTTTTGCGATATGTAGATAGTTTGTCTGGCTAGTGGATTTTCGAAATATCCTAGCGGATTGTTTTCGTCTCTTGGACGGCTTTCTTCTAAAAAGAACAACGGTACGCCAGATTCTCCGAGCAACCTCATCATGGCTGACGTGCCTGATCTTGGCGAGCCTGATACTAATGCTATTTTCATTATATTTATATAATAGATTTAATTAATTTGATCCTAAGTTCCTCTTCATCATCTTGGGCGTATTTTTGAAATATTTTTTTAAATTCATAAATAGAAGTATGAGAAAAATGTAAAACTTTCTGGTTTTTAATTTCTTCGTTACATCTATATAATCTAACAATTTTCTGCGGATCATGAAAATTATAATTCAATCTATGGCTATTTAAAGATAGAAATTCCTGATCATGATATTGTATAAATTTTGAAGAATTAAAATTTTTTTTTAATTCCAATAAGTGTTTTTCAGAAATAGAAAGAATATCTTCAACAAAAGTTTTATAATCATTTGATTTTCCTAAAGCTAAACATGGGCAAAATCTGTTTAAAAAAGATATTTTTCCATATTTATATTCGCAGTCTTCTATCTTGAAATTTATGTTTATTATGTCGTAATCTGAAACTAAAAATGCTTCTTCATTGTCTTGAAGGGAATAGGCGATCCATCTATAATAACAAGCCAATCCGTATCTTGATATATTTTCGCCTACAATATATCTATGTATTAAATTTATTTTTTTAGAAAATTCTTCAAAAAGCGAGGACTTTTCAGAGTCTTTTATTGATAATACAATAGGATCAAACCCTTTTCTTCTCCAGTTTTTTTTCCATAGATCTATAAGCCCATCCTGTTTATCGAAAACTTTTTCATAAAAAGTATATATTTTCATTTAATATTCATATTCAAATTTTTCAATGTCATCTTTAAATTTCAGTTTTACCAATTCGATGGTATTTTTATTGTGATAAATTCTATAGTCCTTATGGCGATTAGTTTGTCTTATATTTATGTTTTTATCTATTTTTATACCAAATTCCTCATCAAGTTTTTCTAGGTCGCTGTTTCTGCTTTCATGTCTTATTATAAAATCTATATCCTCATTTATAAAGTCGCTACATTGTATACCTTCTTCTGTTGGAATGCGAGGAATAAAAGACAAGAACTGTTCTAAAGTCTCAAATTCTATACCTTTTCTAAATTTTCTATAACAGCGCGCATGGAACATAGAAATAACTCTATCAAACGGATTTCTAATTACCGCAAACTTGAATGATTTATTCCACTGCTTTTCTCCTATGTTTTTTTTTATAGAAGAAGCTCTAAGGTGTTTTTCCGATTCGTTTTGCCAGCCAAATGATTTTTCTATTGATGTGCCTCCGCATCTTGGGGGGTGAATAAAAACTAAATTTTCTATAACCATTTTTATCTATTAGATTATATATTTTTTACTAACTATATATAATAAAAACTAGATCATTTGACTTATTAAGATAAAATGAAAAAAAAAATTTTACTTTATGGAAATTGTCATTTGAGCGTAATTGGTAAATGGCTGCACGAAAACTATTCTGAAAAATTCGACGTAATAGACTCAAAAGACTGCGGAATTAATTACTTTTATAGCTCTAAAGCGTTTTGCGTACAACATAGAGACAATATACCAAGGCAGAAATATTTCTACAAGCAAATTTTAAAAAAAGCAGAAGAGGCTGATATTTTCTTATTTCAGGATGTAACTTCGTCGATAGACGAATTAAAGTCAGAATATTTATATACTAATTATTTTTTAAAAAAAATATCTATCCGCCTGCCCAATCCTAGATTTTTAGCTTATCCTATATGCGATAGGTCTATTGGCGAGTACAGTAAGACTATATCTGATTTAGATCATTTATCCCAAGAGCAAGTTTTTAACCTTTTGGATAAAAAAAATAAAGAAGAGGTTTGGACAATAATAAATAGCGTTTTTGAGCGCTGTATGAAAGAAAATACGAATAGAAATAAATTTAATTTTGAAATTTATAAGAATAATATTGATATGAATAAATTTATAGAGGAAAAATGGAAAGAAAAACTTTTGTTTGCGCAATGGAACCATCCGTCGGGGGATTATTTTTTTGAACTTATAAAAAATTTATTCGTACATTTAGAAGAAAAATTAGATAATTTAAAATTAAAAAATATAACTTATCCTACCCGTTATTCTTTTTTCGACGAAAAAACCGTTTTATTTTTTAGAAAATATTTACCGAAGGTAAATTTATCAGAATGTTCTGTCTTACTCGTAAAATAATATTCACCCATCCTCCAAAATGCGGCGGGACAAGTTTTGAGCATTTTTTGGGTTTTGAAAACCATGGCGAACACGCTTTTTTATACAAACATGCAAGTTTAATAGATCATGTAAAAGCAATTAAAAAAACAAGTAATAATCCTAATGATTTTATAAAAATTTCAATTATAAGGAACCCATGGGATAGAATGGTTTCCTGGTACTTTCACTTAAAACAAAAGGCTTTATTGGCAGAAAAAAATAATAAGCCTAAAAATCAAATCCAAAATGCTGTTTTAAGTCTAGGATTTAATGAATTTATTGAATATATTGATAAGTTTGAAATAAAAATATTCTGTAGAGATTTTTCTTACTACATGTTTGGAGAAACAGAAAGCCTGGAAATAGACTTTATAATAAGACATGAAAATTATCAAAATGATTTTTTGAAATGTTTGGAAATTTTGAAAGCTCCTCAGATTAATCTTGACTGTATACCAAAAAAAAACCAAACCATTGGTCGAATCTCTGACTATAAAACCTATTATAGTCTAAACAGTAAAAAGATTATATCGAATATCTATTCTAAAGATATAGATTTTTTTAAATATTCTTTTTAGTAAAGAGTCTTTAGTTCTTAAAAAAATAAATTATCTCAGAAAGCTTATTATTTAAATCATCAACTGATACATTTAACACTTCAAAAGTTGAGGTATTTGATAAAGCTTCGGAGTATTCGTTTTCTAGGAAATTATTTGATTTTTCTGCAAGTTCTAGACTTATTTTTTGCGCTATTTTCCCGGATTCTGATAAATGTGGATTTTCTTTTGCGAGAAGAGTAGGGCTTAAATTTTTTATATTAATGACTTTATAAGAAATATTTTCTATTTTGAGATTTTTTAAAATATGAGCGCTTCTAATAGGAAACACATAATTTTCATAATTGTTATATATTACTTCTTCTGTTAAGCCGAATTGATCTATTTCTTTCCTTGATTCTAATAAGGACTCGCCAAAGTTCCTGCTTTTGAAAAGCAATCCATTATCTGTCATTGCCATAAATAATAAATTTAGGGCTTCCATATTTTGCTGTAATCCATAAGATACCGCAGTTCCGGTTATAATATTTAGCTTTTTCATATATTGATTCTAATATATACACTTTTTTAAAAAAATATAAAAATATTGTTTTCTGAATATAGTATATTTATGCTTGTAGTTATACCTATTTCAGAATCAGATAAAACTATATCTGATAAATTTTGTAATATATTAAACTTTTTTGGACCATATTTTAACCACGAAGTACTGTTTGTATATAAAAGTAGAGATCAGGAATTGGCAAACTCAGTAAAAGAAAAAATTTACTTTCTTTTTAAAGCGGCCCAAGACTGTATTGTTGACGAAAATGTTAAAACTGGCTGGCCTCATGGTCCTAATGCTTATTGGAGAGAAACAATTAAATTTTTAAAAAAAATAAATAATAAAATCCCTTGGTACTGGATGGAGTCAGATGTAACTCCAGTTAAAGATAATTGGCTAGATGAAATGGAGAGTGATTACAATTATTACGGTAAGCCGTTTTTTGGATGCGTATCTGAGGCAAGCTACGAATACCCTTTTCATTTATCGGGCTGCGCAGTATATCCGCCTAATATAAGTGATTATACAAATAACTGGAAATGGATTCACAATAGCGAGTTGGCTTTTGATATTATTTGCAGCGCTGAAATAATAAAATACCAAGCATTTGACTCTGATAAAATGCTAAATTATTTTCAAACGCAAAATTATAAACTTGATAATGGTAGGCTTTTTTCTTTTGAAAAAAGACATATTCCTTTTGATATAGGAAGACAAAAAGACATAGAAAAAAAAGAAATAGAAATAAATAAAACATTAGTTGTTCACGGATGCAAGGATGGCTCTTTAGCAGATATAATAATAAATAACTATGATTTATTAAAATTCATTTAATATATTTATTAGGGTACTAATGATAGCTAAAAATATCCCAGTATTTATTCATATACCAAAAAGTGGCGGTACATATATTTATAATTCAATTAGAGCTGCCGCAAGATTTTTTCTTAATAGAATATGTGACTTAGATTCTTTAAATTTTTCTAATAGCGACGATTTTAGATTTATTTATCGTCATGGAAAAAAGTTTCCAGTAAGAGAGATAAATATTCAAGAGGACGAGAAAACTGTTTTTACAATTTTTTCTACTGATAAAATCCTAAACCTTTCAGAAAAATATAATTTAATAGAATTGGATGAATACGTATATTATATAGATTTGTCAGATAAAAAAATTAAAAATATAATTAGTGATATTGATATCTTTTCAGCGATAGCGCAACCGAGAGGATTAAAGTATTTAAAATATGAAATATTTGAAAACATTGTTTGCTCAAATAATGAAAATATTCTTAAATTTTACTTTCCGCTTAGGGACCCGGTAGAAAGACTTAAATCTTTATTTTTTTACTTAAGAAGTGAAAACTCAAAGCATGAGCCTACGCATGGAATGTACAGCTCTTCTACATTTGAAGAGTTTATTATTGACGAAGCGCCCAATAATTGGATCGCAAGACAGCTTTGTTCTTTAAATGAAGAAGAAGATGTCTTTTTAGAAAAAAATTTTTCTGAAGTTGCATCTTTAATCAGTAGAAAAAACTTCTTACTATTTCGCATTGAAGAAATAGATAAAATGATAGACTTAGCGTTTAAAAATTACGGATTCTCTTTTCTAAGAGAGGTACCAAAAAAACTTAAAGACATGCTAACTAATTATAATTCAAATAATAAAAATTATTGGTCTTATGAGGAAGGTAAATTAACAGAAAGTATTAAAAAACTTTACGTTAGCAAATTAACTGAAAAGACGTTATACGAGTATAAACTTTTTGATTTCATCCTATAATTTTAATGGATAGGTTAAGCGGTTGTCATCGGCGGAAGAGTCGGTCTTTTTGGTCTAATAATAAGAGACTCTGGAAGTAATGGAAACTCAAAATCGTACTCCTTTTGGATATAAGCATATTCTTCTTCTGTTAATTTTAGTTTATCACTAGGTACAATGCTGAATAATTCAGATACATAGTCATTAGTGGGATGATTTATCAAATCAGTTATTCTTTCTTCTATTTTAACTTTAGGAGAGCAAGAATTACTTTCATATTCTTCTCCCGACCATAAAACTAACGGATAAACCGTCTCAAGGAAATCTGCTAAAACTAACTTTCTTGACTCAAAATCGATAGTTTTTAGAAGAGTTAAACCCTCTAGCTCCACTACTGTAGGAGGGATGTCTTCTACTTTTTTGTTGAAAAAAAGTTCTCCATCGAACATTTCCATTCCGAGTTCAGCAAGGAAAGATAATTTTATTTTTTTTCTAGAATTGAATTTATAAACTTTCATAGTTTATATATTATAAACTAATAAAAGAAAAAATAAATTATTTATATAAATCTTGTTAGCTAAGCGGGTCTTTGAGCTGGGCTCCAGTATCTTCATCGTAGACAGCTTCACCTTTAGAGTTAGCGTATGGATAATATTTTTTAGGAGATATTGTAACGGTTCCGCTTGTGAAAGCTATTGCTTGAGTTCCAAATTGATTACCAAAACCCCATCCACCACCTCCCGCTCCCAATGTCAATGGTATCTGACTTGATCCATTTGGGGGTCCTGAAACTTTAAGGGTATAATTTTTTCCTAGAAGGTTAAGAGTAAGGGTAAATCGTGCTGATTGGTTAGTTGGGTCTAAATAATAATTTGCTCCATTACAGACTATTGAAAAATTAAATAACCCAGTTGGGTCAAAATAAATTTTTTCTACCCCGCTAGCTGAATCAGGTACAAAATAAATATACTGTTGTCTATCAGCAAATGGTTTAATTGATATTTTTACCTCTCCGGAGCCTACCATAGCGATGTTTCCACATTTGTAAGCCGTAGAAGGAAGAGAAGCTGAAACCGTCACGTTTCCATTTCCCGTTCCATAAGGTCCATCTGTATATATAGTACCAACGCTACTCACTGACATTGAATCTTTTCCAGTGTATCCTCTTTCGGGACAAGCAGCCCATTTTGACTTAACAATATCCGACTCTTTGCCTAAGCTGCTACTTGAAGGATCAAGGTTTTTATTACTAGTTGTAACTGTGCAACTACTTTTTGCCCAATACTGAGTGTCGCAGTTGTTATAGGGATTGGAAGAAGATAGATTCATACTCCATTCCTTATCAACTTTTGCAGAAAATCCAGAAGCATCTAGATCAAACTCTGCGACTCGCCAAACGATTTTCATTAATTCGTCTTTGGTAATCTCTTTGATATGTGTCCCAGGTCCGCAAACAGGAATATAGGCTTTTGTGCTTGCGCTTGGCGCTTTAAAATCTTCTACTCCAATCGTCATGCTGCGCGATTTACCACTATTACACGTAGTCCATGTAAAAGTTTTGATTGCTCCTGATCTGTCATAGTAGGTAGATCCGTCCCAAACTTTCATTTCGGCGTCTTGACACGTTACTGGTATGTCTGTTTCTTTTAGTTTTGGAAGATTTTGTTGTGCTATCATTAATTGTGAGCCAATAAATGGACAGCCTGGCTGGCTTATTGCCTGAACGGCATTTTTATAAGCATCAAAGTCTGCTTGACTAAGCCCTTTCACTGTTGTTTTAGTAGGATCAAACGCGAAATTTCCAGCAAATGGTGCTCCATTAAATTTACTAGAATTTCTAGCATCCCATTCAGCCTGCGTATAACAAGACGGCTTATTGGGTTTATCTTTCCAATTACTTGTAGCGAACCAGACTCTTTCTCCCATAATATTATTTCTTTTTAATGTTGTTTTTAAACAATTATACCAATATATACACTTTATATTAAAAAAATGTACATTTGAGTTATTTTATATATAATAAAAAAATTAACATGGATTATATACTTATTCCTCATTTTTACAGGTTAAATTGGGCGCGCGAAATGAGCGAGTTTTTAAAGGGCTCCGAAGGTTTTGAGTACATTGGGAAAGATTTGGGATATGGGAATTATTCGAAAGCTGGACAATTAAGGGATCAGTATTTAGATTTATTATTGGATAATACTTCCAAATACAAAGGAAGAACTTTGTTTTTTGTTAATTTAAATGATTATATATTCTATAATAGAAGAAAGGAATTAAGAAATGTTTTTAATATTTATGGTTTTATGCGTGGCAGTAGGTTTTTTGATGGTGAGCCTGGTAATAATATGTTCTCCAAAGACTCTCTTTCAGATATTCAGCAGATTGAAGCTCAGGGACTTGCAGAGACGGACAAGGTTTTCGTTGGTAGCAAGGCATTCGGCGACTTCTTATCTCTCCAAATCCCAAGTTTATACGCAAAAAAAATAGAGATAGTTGGTATTCCTATTTTTATAAAGCCTAATTTTAATATTCAAAAAAAAGACAGAAATATCTTGTGGAATCATAGATTGCAGAAGCAGAAGAATCCTTGGGTTTTATTCAAGCTACAGGATTTTGTAAAAAGAAAAATTTCAGTTTGCGCGCCAGAAGCTTTATCTGCCGCGTATTCAAAAGAAATGAAAGAGCATGAAGCTATTTTTCGTAAAATTATAAGAGACAACGGAAAAAAAAGAGATAGATATTTGGAAGAATTAAGAAGCGCAAAAGTTGTTTTTAGTACCTCACAACATGAAACCTGGGGAAACTCTATGATAGAGGGAATAATGAATGGGGCTATACCATTTGCTCCGGACGGAGAACTTTGTTCTTATAGGGAGTTATATCCAAGAGAATTCTTATATCCTCAAGAACTAATAGTCAAAGGAAAAGATGAAGAGACTATTGGTGACAATATGGTTCAATTATCTTATTTACTGGATCAGTTTTCTAGAGATGATCATACAAATTTATTAAAAGATTTACAATCCGAGTTGTGGGAAAAATTTAATTATCAAAAATGGGTGAAAAGATTACTTTAGCTCCAAAGACATTCAAATCCGGCGTAATAACTCGTCTCTTTTGCGCTATTAATAAAATGATGCTCTAAATCTCCACCCTTTATCCAAAAATTGTAAAACGTTTTAGCTAAAATATCTCCAGAGAAATATAATGCATCTTCATTATTTTTAAATAGATTTTTTTTTATTTCGCTATTATTGTAAACTATCTGCTTAAGGTTATTTGAGAACTGTATGAAGCTAGTTGGGTAAGTAGCCACTCTTCTTCCTAGATCAATTTTAATATTTTCAGGAATAGATTCATTTATGTTTTCAAGTATTTTTAGCATATGGGCATTTCAGATGTTTTTGATGATCTTCAAATTTGTTTCCATATATATCTGTTCATCAACTAGATCTTTAATGTTTTCTATTTCCATTTTTTATTTCAAGTCTGAAGGTTTAATATGATATTCTGTTTTTTCTCCATTTGGATACTTCCCTTTAAAGTAATCTAATACATGCCCATTCTGGTTTGCTCTTTTCTCTAAAAAGTCTTGTCTGAACGGTATTTCCATATCGTTGTCTTTTATAATCAAATTTGTTTTTATATACTCATCACTAATAAACAGCATTCGAGCAATGGGTTCCCCTTTTTTAACTATAAAGCTCCCAGGGTAATTACATAAACAAACTATACCAAAATGCGCAGGATTCCACCATGTTTCAATTAATCCCTCCATGACAGAAAAAGATCTTCTAACGTTAGGTATTCCTTTTATAAAAGTGAAACATCCCTTTTCGGTTTTAGGAATAAAATTCGCTTGAACAGTAAAAGCTCCGCCAGCCGAATGATTATCTACGATTGAGTGGCTTGAATGTTCTAAAATATTAATTCTGGCATCTTCTTTATTGTTTCCGCTCCATGAGACTTCAAAAGTTGCTGGAGATAAAATGTCATGACCTAATCCATTTGCCATTAGAAGTGGCAAGCAAAATTTTGCATGATTGGTAGTTTTTGAATCCTCCTCCCACCAGCCTTTATATGTATCTGGCTTTTTGGGTAAAAAATTTTTATCAAATGGTTGCATGAGATATAATTCTATATCTTTTTGAATTGTTTCTCTCGTCTCTTCTGAGTGTTTTTTTATATTTGAAAAGGGACATTGTGACATACGTTTATTAATAAAGTTAATTTTTGTTATTCCATTGAATCTTCTTTGAAATTTTTAGCTGCTTTTATACTCATAAAAATACTATCCATGTTTTGATTTGGATTTACCGCGAGTATTCTAAGATCTTTTTCCAAAATTAAAGATTTTAGCGCGGAGTGCATTTTTAGTATTTCTTCATTTTCTTTGCCGGCTTCGCAACGGAGAAGTAGTACGTCTCCTTTTTTTACTTCTGAAAATTTTAAAACTTCAACAAGGGGCTCAAAATCATAATTATTATTCATTTTTTGGGTTCTAATTTTGTTTTAAGTTTTTTCTTTAAGGTTGTTTTTTTCTTTATTATTTTTTTATCTGAAGTTTTATTTAAAATTTTTTTTCCATATTTTATCAAATAGGATAAGCTCTCGACGGCAGATTGATTTTTAAAATACATGTCGTTAAAACTTAATAGCTTCAAACTTGTCCAATCTTGCATTAGTTTAATTATTTGATCGGCAGTCCCGTAAAGCTCATTTTGAAAGGTATCGAATACTTGCTTGTTATAATTTTCTCCTAAAAACATAGAATCTATATCTTTAATAATAGAAAGAATAGACTCATATGAATAAAATCCGTAGATCGGCAATGCCGCACTTTGTTGATCGCCTACCTGAGAAAACAATTGAAAATACAAATAATGGTTTTCCTCATTGTTGAAATTTTCTATTTTAATACAGTAGCAAACATAGAAATATTTCATTGCCGCAGCAAGATATTTGGTACATCTTGCGTCAAGATCTTTTGATAGCTCTTTAAATTCTTCCGTTGAGTGCTTTAATTCAGGCGTTAATGTCAAAGCTTCCGAGGGACAATATGCGAAGTTTAACGTGGCGTCGAACTTTGATAAGTCGAAATCATTTTTTTCGATCTTTTTTGTCTCCTTCTTAGGTCTAGGCATTGTATATTGTTTCTTTATTAAATGTCTCGTCTTTTATTTTGTCTTCAAATAGTAATTTCCATCTCATTTTTTGGAAATTGCTATTGCAGTGAAAACTCCATAGTGAATTTATTAAGTCTTTTTTACTAATTTTACCAGAACTTTTAATTAAATCGACAACTTTATCGTATTTAGCTAGATTTTTAGGTATTCTAGATTTTATTATTTCTTTGAGCTTTGCGTCAAATATTGAATCATTGGGAGTAAATAGCTCTTTTAATTTTTCTGAGTTTACAATTTTATCGGTTTGAATTTTGTTTTTATCAAGTAATTCAATAATTTTTGATTTTAATTCTTTATAATCTTGGTGAAAGAACGATTCTGACTCTTCGTATTTTCCAAACATGTCAAGATATACTTCTCTTTTTGGAATTAGAGTAAAGCTACCATTATAAATAGAGTCCAAAGCCGCCATGTTCCAAGTAGAATATCCTTTATGGTTACATATAGAGAAATGGCTTTTTTCTATTAGAAACCCATAATTTTTATACTCCAACTGCTCTATATGAACAAATGGATATTCTTTTACAAGTCTTGAGCTTTCCTTATTAGCAGCGTCAGTGATCCATAGAACAAAATCCTGCCTATCTTTGTAAACTTCATTTAGAATCTTTACTACTTCTTTCCATTGTGTTGTTTGATTTAGCCTATGATTAAAAAGAATAATTTTTTTATCAGCAAATTTAGAAAGATCTATTTCTTCTTTACCAAAAAGCGTAGCCGCTGGTCTAAAATGCAAAACTTTTTCGTCTACTATTTCAGATATGTCTGAGCCACTTACTCCAAATCTGCTTTTAAATTCATTTTTAAATAAAGAAAAAGCGTAGTTATTATGAAAACATGAATAATCTGCATCAATAAAGCCCTCTACTTCTCTATAAAAATACCCACCAAGGTCTTCTCCAAAGACTCTAGATTCTGCACAATCTATCCAGTGAAAAAAATTAAATATAATTGGTCTTTCTCTTTTTGCTGTATCGAATAGGGTTCTTAACGATCCAGCCACTTCGGGCTGATTGTTAATGATAAAGTCAATATCAGTGCTGTAAGATAGAGCATCCAAAATAGATCTGCCGTAGAAATCGTATCTATTTCTGTGAATGCTAGTAGGATAGGGATAGTAAATGAAATCAATATTCGGATGAGCATCTAAAAACCAATCTTGTTCATTTTTTTTAAAAACCTGATCTGGAACTACCCAGGTAAATCTATAATCTTTTGGAAAGCTTTTTAGTAATTGTTTTGTATACAAAAAGCCGCTATCCTTGTAGTAATAAAACTTTTTGCTGATTTTGTCTATAACCAGCGGATTCATGAATATCAAACCTCTTAGCATCCTCTATTATATGCAATACTTTTAGAAGATGTTAGTAAATTTAATATTTTCTATTTGTTTTATTTCTATGTTAAATTTTGAAGAAAGATTTAGGGAGGAGGAGTCTTTGTCATATACTTGAGAGTAAATTATTTTTTTTATTCCATAAGACGCTAAAGCTTTCAAGCAGTCATTGCATGGGAGCAAAGTTACGGCAGCAAGATAACATTCTCCAGGTTTAACAAACCTTAAAGCGTTTGCCTCTGCATGATTTACATACTTCCTTCTCTCGTCTCTATTCGACCAGTCTTCTTCTACTCCAGAAGGAAAACCATTATACCCTAATGAAGCAATTGTATTATCGTGTCTTAGTAAACAGCATCCAACCTTGATATAGGGATCTTTTGATTTTAAAGAAGCTACTCTAGCTAAAGCTAGAGCATACTCCTCCCAAGTCATTGATTCCATTAAAGATTAAAATAAATCCTGTTAACGAGCCCCATGTCCTTATCAAAGATAGAAGAAACAACTCCTCTAGTATTATTTACATAGCCACGCTTGTTATGCCAAGCATCGCTTGCGCTTAGAGATGGAAGCCATTCAACCTTGACGCCTTGAAGCTCCCTAGCTTGCATCATGTGGAGGTGTCCAAGATGCCAAGTTCGATGAACTGAATCTCCCCATTCTTTAGGTTTTTCAGTAGCCATAATACCAACAAGATCAATTACTTTTTCTTGATCTCCATGCGTATAACCAATAAGATTTTTTCCAAAAGTATAATATTTTCTAGGTGTAGGAGAATTATCTACGTTGACAAATTTATCATTTTCATATTTAACCTCAAGTAAGTCTCCCAGCATAAACTCGGAAAGTCCTCCATGGTTTCCACTTACAATAACAACATCAACGGGAGCAATACTCCTGAGTTTATCAATAGTATTGATAATAAGCTTTCTCCCTTCTCTTAGAATTTTTTTGAATCTTGAGTCTGTGTCCTGCCTAGTTCCGGCAGTGGTAGTATTTTGCTCATTGTCGATTTGAAAAAAATCGTTACCAAATGGGAATACAATTTTAGCAATGTCGAATTTTGAAGCTGTCCGTAAAGTATAATCAATAGATTTGTTTAAGGCAAACATGGCTTCTTTCATGTCGTAGTCTTGACCTGTTTCTTCTGCCCACGCAAGCTTGCCCCAATGCAAATCAAATGGGGCAAATTCTAAAAGCATTCCGGATTGTTTTGGTTTATGCTTTACAACAGGATAATTTTTCCCGCTGCAGTATTCTGCAAGCTCCTTTTTCAACTCTACGAGCGACTGACCGAGGTATTCTTTCTTTTTAAGATAAACTTTAAAATTATAACCTCTAGTATTCTCTTCAATAGTATAATGGTCAACAAGCCACTTTGACTCATCTACGCCACAGGATTTCAATGTTTGCTCTAGACTCTTGCCAGAGCAAGGAAGAGAAATTGATCCATCCTCACTGATTTCTGAGGCAATGCAGTTTGGTTTTTTTGCCGCTACTTTGTTTGTTTTTTTTGTTGTTGTTGCCATGTTTATTTGTTGTAAAGACTCTTTATTTTATTCTTGGTTCTTTTTCCTCCATAATGTTCCGACCATGAGAAGGGGGACATTGATTCAAAGTCAGGGTTTATTGTATGTATGAATTTAATTAGATCTTTATGATCCTTTGACTTCATTTGCTCGCTTGCTTCTTGCAAGAGACCGATAAGAATTTTTTCTTTTTTTGTCATTAAATCTGCAAATAAAAAATAACGAATATTTAATTATTTGTCAATTCTAGATTTTCTATATTTTTTAATGATTTGATAATATAGGATTTTGTGTAGTTATCGCAAGAGTCAGCGTCTTTAATTTCAACCAAAGCCTCTTTAAAGTAGAGTGGGTTTTTGATAACAAATTGTTGGACGTCTTGGTTTTTAAAGAAAAGGGAAATGATTCTTTCCTGACTAAGCATCGGCAGAAAAAACTTGCGATAATCTTTATTTTTTGTAAAAAAAGGGATTGCGCTTTGATAGGAATTTTCAGCATTTAGTAAATCTTTTGCTCCTTTGTAGTCGTTTTTGGCGAAAACTTCTGCAAGCTTATCTTCTATATTGCCAATAGTAATAGAAGTAATTAATTTTGAAGGATTCGACTCAAGCGGCAAAACGTCAAATAAGTCACCGCCCGCTTTATGTATTTCAAGCGCGTAATCGAGCCTCCTTGGAGAAACCTGGAGTTGAATTTGCTTTGGAAGATTGTCCCACCATTCAATAGCCGCTCTTGAAATATCTGTACCGAACTTATCAACAAAATATTGCTGATTGGCTTGATAGGGTAGCTTGATTTGAATTTGAAACCTGTCAATTTGCGCAGGATCCAGTTGTTCTACATCATAAGATTGATCAAGTTCATCGTCTGTAAAAGGATTGATTCCAACCCAAACGGCTTTCAAGTTTGGGAACTTTTTACCGTTAATACTTTTAAACTGAATAAGTTCCATACATCCGTTGCGTACTTTTTTGTGTGCGCGATTATACTCGTCAATAAAAATTGCTTTTATTTTTTTAAGGACAAAATGCTTCGGAAGCACAAAGTCAAGATAGGCATTTCCATCTTTATCGGAAGATTCTTTTGGAACGCCAACAAAATCCACAAATGGATCAAGTGTAGATCCAGAAAGATAAAGCCAGTTTCCTTCTCCGAATTCTTCATTGAAGACTTCGGAAATTATTGTAGTTTTCCCCGTTCCAGCTCTGCCCTCTAATAGAACGTTTTGGTTTATCTTGAGGTAGAATTTTAATTTAGATTTTAACTTTTGGTAGTCGAAAGTTTGTTTTGACATATAGGTGAAGATACCTATATTTTGTTTTATTGTCAATGAAAAATAATCTACCTACAAAGTCGGGCAATATTCGGCGCTAATCCGAGGTTTTTATACATCAAGACAATCGTCTGGAACCTTGACTACTACGGATTTTTTAATTGTCCCATTTGAAGTAATTCTTACATAGATTGAGTCGTCTGGAATAGTAATGTATATACCAGATATTAAATCTTGTTTTTCGATTATTGACGGAGATGCTTCCCCTGTTTCGGTGGAGATTTTTAACAAAATATTCTCATCTGCTTCAAATAAAGGAGACTTTAAAAAAATTTGCATTGTATTGGTTTATATATTTATTGTTCCCCTAATTATAGGCTTCTGTGACGTATCGCAACAATTGTAAAATCTAGCTTTAGGTAATATTCTTTCAGAAGCCTTAATAGATAATGCGGACGTTCCGTTGTTTAAATGAACATGTCCCTCGTTATTTCCTGGATTCACTTCTTGGTATCCAAAATCTAAAAGAGCGCCTATGGTAACGGACGATATTCTCATGGTGCCTCCTGGCACTATAACGCCAAGCATTAGCTCGTTTTCGAGACCCGGATAAGTTAACCCTGCCCCTCCAGAATAACTAGAAGATCTGTAATTATTTTCGAAATGTGCATCTTTTGTTCCGGGACCTCCGGTATCTTCTAATGGAATCTGATTATAGCTAGTTCCATTATTTATTAGTTTTCTATATCCATTTCTGCAATTGGTATAATAAGTTCCGTTTAAAAAGCTATTAGTAGGAGGAACAGCTCCTGGATCAGCTACGTTGTCGCCGTCCCAATCTACGTTATTGATATATGAAGTCCAAAGCTGTCCGATTCCTAATCCATGACCCATTTCATGGGTTAAAACATCTACCCATTCTTCGTCAGTAAAAACATTCCTAAATGCGTCATTAATATCAAAATAAATTGTTTCTGTATTGTATTGAATATCTGAGAGGCTACCAAGGTTGTATGCAGAATAAACGCCGCAAGAAGCAATGCCATTGCTAGAAGGATCATTATATAAATAGAATCCGTTTTGAGGATTTCCCACGCCCTCACAAGTTTGATCTAAGCTTATTCCGTTAAAATTAGCATTAGTCGTCTTTATTGAATCATAGACAGCAGGATTGAATTTAATAAATCTAGACCATCTTTCTATTGCTTGATTTAAATAGGTCAAATAAGGCTCTGGTATCTCGACTTGATTTCTAGAAACGCCTTGCGGCAATACAACTGGATAACTTGAAAATGAAGAAGAATTAAATAAAGGTCTAGTATTGTCAACTGCTGTTAGTGTATTTGCTGAAATTTCACCACTCATTGAAGTATGGAACTGACAGCTGTAATAAAAAGTTGTATTCGTGGAAATAGATGGAATAGTCCAGTCTATTGTTCCGTTGTCGGTTCCATTGTTGACGACACCAGTAGCTTGGTTGATTGTTCCGGTAGTATTTATAGTTTTGATATAAAAATTGTGACCAGGCGCATTTATTTCGAATCTGACTCTTGAGCCAGAATAAAAGTTTAGAGAGCTATTGCTTACATTTGAGATAATTCCGTTTTTATCAGTTCCGTTGATAATATAATTTGATGTTCCGGCTGAGGTGACTTTTATTATATAATTAGGATTAAAGTTTTGATTTACTAAAGCGGGCGTTGGAGTTGGCGTATTCGTCGGCGTGGCTGGCGTAGCCGTATTCGTCGGCGTTGGAGTCGGTGTGGCTGGCGTAGCCGTATTCGTCGGCGTTGGAGTCGGTGTGGCTGGCGTAGCCGTATTCGTCGGCGTTGGAGTCGGTGTGGCTGGCGTAGGCGTATTCGTCGGCGTTGGAGTCGGTGTGGCTGGCGTAGCCGTATTCGTCGGCGTTGGAGTCGGTGTGGCTGGCGTAGGCGTATTCGTCGGCGTTACAGTTGGCGTCTGAGTATTTGTAAAAGGCGTAAGCTCTGGAAAGATAAAATCAGAGCAGCTGCTTTTAATTGAAACTTGAGTTATTTTTTTTATTACTCCGTTTGATTTTATTGTAATAATCCTGCTTTGACTAGATAAGTTTATAGTTACGCCATTATTTAACTCTTCTCTACTAATAATAGAAGGATTTACTGAGCCTGAATCCGAACTTAATTCGAAGCTTTGACCAATATCATTACCTAATGAGGGGGCACGTAAAAAAACTTGCATAGCTATATATACACTAGCTAGTAAATTTAAAAGCCTTTAAAAGCTTATCAGCGTGCTTTTAGTTTGTTTTAATTAGGAAAAAATAAAATATTTTATTTTAAATTCCGTACTTCCATCTTTTCCAACTGTAGCAAATAATTCGTCGCCTTCTTCCAGAAAGATGGATTCTCCAGGTTTGGAAATCATAGTTCCTGGAAAAATAATAGATTCGTCTACAGTAATGGGTGGCTTGTTCAAGCCCCTGACTACTAAATCAATACCATTTTTACGCAAAAAAATGGAAGAAGTAATTATACTAGAATCTTTCTGTATAATGTCAGTTACTACGATTAATTTTTTACTTCCTCTATGGTTTGAAATGCCTAGGCTTTTTTTTTCTTCGGCAGATCCAGCGATAGTAACTTTTTGAAAATTTAAATCTATATTTGCCATGTATATAAATACACAAATATAGTTTTTTTATTCGAAATCTTTTAATAAAAAGACATGCGAGCTTTTAGGAATGCAGTGAATATAGTTCTCAGATAAAAACCAATACCATTTTTTAGGGTTTTCTGGCTTGATATAATCTCCAGCCCCATCAGTAATAACAAATACTGCTCCAATATTTGAATATTTCTTTCCTTCTTTTTTAATTGTTTTTTGAATAAAGTTTTCTAAAGCAATGAAGGAAGTGCCGCCGAATCCGTAGAGCTTGCCAGTTTCTACATCTTTTTGATTAAGTTTAAAAACTTGAGTATCAAAACAATGATAAAATACATTAAATTTATCTTGGGGTAAAGACCTTGCGGCTTTCCAGAATCTAGGAGCAAGTCCTTCGCAACTTCCAGAAGTATCTAAAAACATCCAGACGTCTATTTTTTCATTATTGTTTTTTTTAATTTCTTGCTCTATATCAGAGGCTATAAAGAAATTTGTATCGATTAATGAATGGCGTCGAGCTTTCACAAGCCAATGCAAGTCTTCTTTTTCTGCTCTAGAAAATTTCTGACTCCATTTTTTGATTACAGTCTCCCATTTTTTTTTCTTTTTTGGTTTAATTTTTCCAATTACTTTAATCAAAGAGCCAGACATGTTTCCGGCAATTTTAGACTGATTCTTATCGTCGTTTTTTTGAGAGCTTTTTTGCATTCTCTCGGCAATGTCTTTTAAACTTTCCTTTTCTTCATCTGAAAGAGAATTAACAAGTTCTTCTATTTTTGCTTCGGCGTTTTGATCATTAAATGAATTTAAATTGTCGTGATTATTTGTTTCAAGCTGTCCATCTTTACCTTCGCCGCTGCCCATTCCTGATATGGAAATCTGAGAAACGTCCGCGCCTTCTTTAAATTTATTAAAATAAAATTCGTAACTTTGGTCATCTGGAAGTTTTTGTTTAGGAAAAACGGTATTCGCCCAGCAGTATTTATTCTTTGGATCGATTTGCTTCCTATTAAAATCAAAAAACTTGATCAGCATTTCGTTTATCGGAATATCTAGGCAAGCATTGACCATTTCTGGATTAAGCTTTGCAGTAGAAGATGATGCTCTTTTGCCGTGTTCAAGAATTACGTGAAGGCATTCATGGCAAATTATGAAGTTTTTTTGCTCCTGGGAGAGCTTGCTCCAAAACTTTTTATTTATAATAAAATCAACACAGTCATTGTCTCTGTTGAATGCTACGCAAGCTGTAGGATATTTTTTTGAATTTGTATAAGAAGGGCGAACTAAATCCCAAAATTTATAAAAAATGCCGTGATATTTAATTATATCAATAGCTATTTGCCTAGACTCTTCGTAAGACAATTGTTCAAATTCTTCTTTTTTGCTCATAAAAGTTGAAAAAGAAGCCAGACGGCTAAGCCGATATAGAAATGGTAGGGTTCCATATTTTTCAATATGGATTTTTTTTAAAAAAAAGTCAAGAGCTTACTTTTTTGCACCCGCAAAAACCCTGCTGACCGATAGGTTTGTCCGGGTCTGAACAGCTTGCCTCATAATCCCCTGGGAATCCGTATCTCCAACATTCCATTGATGGATCGCTTGAATTGCCTGTACATTCTCTGTATTTGCAAGTACACTTACAGGTTGGGCAATTAAATGAAAGGTCTTTGGCGTATCCATTTCCATCGGTTTCATAGCCGCAATTGGCTGGAGCATCGTTTTGATCTCCGGTGCATTCTCTTACTCTGCATACAGGAGTGGGGGTGGGAGTTGGCGCGGAAATGGGGATTTCTTGACTTGTCGATGGTGGTTGTGTATAGTTCGCCCCAACGGAAACATCTGACCAATTGGTTATAAAACCTCCGCTATCGCTCCATCCGCTAAAAGCTTCGCTCTCAGATGGGTTATAAACTCCACCGGCAATAAATTCAACCTGAGCAAATTTTCCAGCATTTTTTGAGCTTGGCGCGAATAATCTAAATCGCTCACCGCTATCTCTTGGATAGCCGAACAAGCTATACTCATAATGATCGACTATATATTTTATACCTATGGAACTTGTAGAGTCTATTAGTTTTCCATTTACTACTGTATTAAATTTTCTAGGAGTAATTAAAGCGCCCTTTGTGACATCTTCTATTTCCTGAAGATAAAAAGCAACATCTTTAACTGCTCCGTTTTGTGAAATTTTTATTCTGCTAAGCTTTCTCTGCGGAACAGCTATTGGATCTGGATTTAAGGACCAGTTAATATAGCAAGAGGGGTATGTTAAATCGTTAGATACCTTCTTTTTGTCTGCGCCAATTAGAGCTATGGCATATTTTCCAACATCAGCTGCGTAATCATTTGTTGACCCTGATGAGCCTAATCTTGAGCAAACTTTCAAATAAATAAAGGTTCTTTTTTTAATTTGAAATTCGATAGCCGCCGATTTCTCATTTGGATTTGAATCTATTAGTATACCGCTACTTCCATATGTTTCAGCAGCAGTTTTGTCCAAGCCAAAACATTCATGACTTCCGTAAATTGATTTTGGATACTCAGAAATTTTAGCACATTCTGACTTTATGGAAGAAGTATTTAATCCGTTTTTATTTTTTGGTACTTCAATTCTTGGATCTAGTAATTGTATTTTCACGTCTAACATTGAATGAGGCAAGTGAATTTGCTGCAATCTGTACGTGCCTGCATCTAAAAGTATTTTCAGGTAATCTTCATCGCCTGGAAAGCCTATCATTCCCTTTATTACATAGTCTCTTGAAGAAGAATATCCTGGGTTTATATACTGATCCTCTGTGTCTTGATTAAGTGTAGAAAAAATATCTGACTTAAATCTGGTTATTAGCCTTTGCTTTGTTAAAACGATAGTACCTCCAGAATTAGGGGCTTGGTTAGCTAAGCTTCCTATGGTAGGCGCTTTTATATATCCAGCTTTAGACGAAATTAGCTTTATTGGATTCTGTTCCCCAACGTACCATTGATTGTAAAAAGCTTCTGTATAACTTGATATGTTTTTTCTTTGTATTGCTGTCCATCCCGCTCTTTTTGATGGCGCTCCATTTTTATAACCAAAATCTAAACTTTTTATTCCTAAAATTTTAGAAATTAATGCGGCTGCGTGATGATGGCTGTCTGAAATATATAAAGAATGAGAAGAGTCGAAAGGATCTTTGTCTACAAGAAAAACAAAACCAGTTCTTATTGTTGGAAAAGCGATTGCGTTCAAAGGCGCGTAGAAACCCGAAGTAATATTTAATTTTTGCTTTAATCTTGTGTAAAAATTTAAAACAGAGGTGTCTCCTGAGTTGCTTTTTACTGGCAAAAAAATAATTTTTGCTAAAACGTTTGGGGTCAGCGGGTTGTTTTGTCCGGCTATGCTGATATTAATATTGAATATTTCAAGCTTGGCTTTTAAAAAATTGATGATTTTAAGTCTTTGAGCAGTCCATTGGGCAGAGCTTGAACTCAACTCCGAAAAATTTAAACCATAGGGAAATGGCATTCCCCATGTTTCCAATCTGCTTTCGTTGTAATTACCAGAAAATTGAAGAAATATTGTTTTAGGGCTATTCGTCGTACTCATAAGCTTTAGTATGCAAAAAATAACTCATCTGTGTCAGAGAACTCTCGGACTTCGAAATTTTCAAGTCCTTCAATTTTATTTATTTTATAAAAAGAATTTGCAAATGGATTATGTATTTCTAATACGGGAGGCATAGAGGTATCGTTGTATTTTTTGAAAACGAAAGATGGCCCTCTGGTAATATTATCTTGATTTGGCAGGTCCCAAGAACCGTATTTTATGTTTGCCTCTTCTTCCTGACTTACTTTGGAGGCAATAATAGTAAAAGCTATGGACTGATCTAAGAAATTAAGAAGTAACCTATCTCCTATTATTGATTCTTCTATTTCTTCTATTTTGTAAGAAGGAAAAATCCCTCTTCTAAATTCTAATATTTCAGAAGTTTCCTCGCTTATTGGTCTATAATCTATGTTAGAAAAATTTTTTGCTGAAAAGACTAGTTGGTTTTGATTATTTATATTTAATTCTTTAGGCGTAACCTTGGCGTCAATTGGAGTAATTACGACTTTAGTCTCTCCTTGTTGTACGGTCAATTTATAACCACCTATTAAGTCTAGCTTTGTAAGGTTGGTTTTTTGGTTCGGAGTTAGACTCCCATGAAGAGAAAAATTCTCTCCAAGCTTTGGACTAATATTTGATGCCTTAATAAAAACTTCCATAATTTTAGATTTTGAGCGCTATATATACTATAATATACAGCAATTTACACTAAATTTTATAATGGCGTGAGTTTTTATTTCAAATTATGATTCGCAAGAGTAAATTTCGGTTTGCAGCTTTAATTCCTGAAAAACTTCTTCTTCTGTAAAACTTTTGTCTATAAATAAAACTTTATTCGTAGGTTGAATAGTTATTCTTCCGTTATCTAATTTTATAAATTTAAATTCTTTAGATTGACTTGGTTCATTTGAAAAACCGTCTTCTATTGGAGCTACGGTAAAAAGATACTGACCGTATAGATGGATGTCATTAATTCGACATAAGCATTTTAAACCTCTTAAATATGTATACTCTAGGGTTGACCAATTATATCCATAGCAATCCCATAATTGAGCCTGATTTATTTTCCAATTTTTTTCAGGATTTTCAGAAAAAGCAATAGCGTGAGGTGGTATATTCCTATAAACTGCCCCATTTTCAAACATTACATTAAAACCCCAAGCTCTTCCAGGAAAACTAGTTAAGCCAAACCAAACGGCACGAACAAATCCCGTGGGATTCTTATGAGTAAATTGACTATCCACCCATACATATTGATGTTTTGGAATAGAGCCAATGAAGCAATTACTCATTAAGTAATTGATAGGGAGCTATAAACTCCGTCTCCTGGAGCTAGCGCTAGCCGCGTGTTATTAAGATCTTTAACACACCCATTTAAATACATATCGTATTCCTGTTTGGTAAGCACGTCGCCGCCAGATTGCCAAGTTTCTGGTGGATTTGTGTAACCGGTCAAATCTCTAGAAATAGGATTGGTGTAATGTGTTGGCGTTAAAAACAAATCCAAATAAGACCAGGTACTTGCTTCGTATATTCCTTGACCTTCAACGGAAGTTGCGGCGCTTCCTCTTTTGAGGATTGAAAATACCCATTGAGCGTTATCTTCAACATTAGACACATAAAGAATAAGACATTTATTATCTGCTGTAGAAGTATTCTTTGGTGATACTTCGCTATATATTCTTTTTATATATGCGCCACCATAAGCCCAACTTGGAACCAGTTGTTGTACCGTTGCCGCGTCTAGCGTATAGTCATTCATTGAATATGGAGTAATAGCTGAGCCAATCGAATAAGTGGGCGGATCGCTCCAATATGTCCCATTTACAGTAACAGTATGACAACTGCCAGCTAAAAAAGATCTTGCGCTGGGTTCTATTCTAACATTTGTATTAAAAGATATCATATCAGATTAATACACTTTTTTTTGAGCCTATTCATCCGGCTTAAGCTTTATGGTGGAAACATAACCATGTCTTGCGTCGAGCATATAATTAAAAAGTTTTGCAGTTTCTTCTTCAAAGTTTATCTGACTTTCATCTGGAAGCTTCGAAATGACAGAATCAAGAATTGAAATACACATTCCCGCCAATATAGCCGGATCTATTTGAGCCGTATGAACTTGTCTGCAAGCCGGCATGTCTTCATTAGCAAGACCAACTTCGAAAATTGGCAAAAAAGAAGTTTTATTCATTGTCTTCTTTGGCAAATTGTTCCTCAAGGATTTTGCAAATTACATCGTTCACGGAAACGTCTTGCTCTACCGACTCCGCAATCAACATTTCGAGAACTTCCCTACTCCATTCGCTAATATCAACGTCTATTTTTTCGTATTTTTTAAGAATAAATCCGTCCCTTGTCTCTTCCCAAGAGAGCTTATCACCTTGCTTTAGACCGAGTTTTGATAACTCTTCTTCTGTGAATTTAATACATACGTCGCCAGTTGGTTCAATAATTTTTTTCATTTTAAAAAGGTTTGACTTCTAGTGCCTTTTAGCAGATTAATTTAATTTAATTTAATTTTTTAATCACGTTACCTTAACGTCGATGTCGAGGGTTTCTGGTTGAGCCAGCGGCACAACTACCTTCAATAATCCATCGATATAAGATGATGAGATTTTCTTTTTTTGCACTTTTTCACCAAGCGAAAAGGAAAGCTTTCCCTTTCTCTTGCTGATTCCTTTTCTCAAGTAAGAGTTCTCTTCATTGTCGGATTCGACATGCTTGATCTCTATATTGAGAAGCGAGTCTTTTACCTTAATATCAATATTGTTTTTACCGACTCCAGCCAAAGCAACCTCGATTTCGTATTGCTTTTCTTCTCCTTTGTCGTTTTTAACAAGTCTGATATTGTATGGATAAACGGCATTTGGAACATCCAAAGCTTTATCCCAACTATCGATTGCATTTGTTAGCCAATTATCATTAAACAGATCGGGCAATCGGCTAAGAACCCTCTCTGTGGACGAATAATGTCCAGGTACTAATGTTGTTGTCATATTATATTCTCCTTTTTTTAAGCGAGTTATTTTTTGTTTTTCTAATCCCTTTTAGGGCACTAGAAGTCAAATATATTTTACACCTATAGAAATAAAAATCCAATTAAAAAATAAATAAAAACAAATAGCGCTATTATCAGCCAGTCTTTTTTACTTTTTATTTGTTTCCACATCTTTTTTCTTTTTCTTCCAATCTATTTGGTCATAATTATCCCAATATTGTCTACTGATATTTCTAGGCTTATCACCTTTACCGGCTTCACTTTTGGAAGTAAAGATTGATTCTTTTTTATCGGACATTTTTTATATCTTTTAATAATCTTTCAAAGCCTTTGCGACAGGCTATTTCGCCTATCGCCCAGTCGTCTCTATCGGTTTGTTGTCTAACCCAGTTCTCAATGAGTTTTACAGCATCTACGATTTCCTTTGGAGGCTTGAAGCTCCCTCTTGGATTTTTTGTTTTTTTATTCAAGGTTTTGTCCAAACAACTTTTCCGTTGTCAACTTTTTGAACGAGCCCGTTTTTTACGCATTTTAGCGTTTCGTTTTTTTCTAGAACGAAAATAAGCAAGAGCGCAAAAATAGTAGTGATTGATACCATTGTGATGTAAAACGGTATCGCTCGCTTGCAGTTTGCTGCGCAGTTTGCTGCGCAGTTTGCTGCGCAGTTATTGTTTTTGTTGTTTTCTGTATTTTTTACTTGTTGGTTTGTGTTTTTGGTTTTCATTTGAGTTTATTTTAATCTTTTTTAAAAGCGTGTCAAATCAAAAAATCAAATATCTATTGATATAGGAAGCGAGATGAGAAAAAAAACCGGAAATTTTATAAAAAGCACAAGAAATGCTTTTCCATACTTGGTTCCAGCCAAGTTTTCTTACCATTTTTTTAATCTTATGGGTTAAGGTTTTTTCCTCTTCTTTGATCTTTTCGAAGAAGTTTTTCTGTGTTTTTTTTCTGGATTTATATTTTTCGACTTTTAAAAGATCGATTCTGTCAAGTTTTCCATAAATAAAATACGCCTCAAAATCTACCCAAATATCCTCGTCTTCCGAAAAATCCAATATCTCTCCAAAGGTTATTTTTCCATGAAAATTAATAGTCTCAGATGTATCGCTAATAAGTTTCGATTCTTTTACAAAATCCCAGGGCTTTAGTTTTTTCTCCTTGATTTCTTCTTTTGAAAAATATACATGTTCGTACTTCTTAATGTTCTCAATTAGTTTTCCACTTTTGGAAATGGTATAATCAAGTAAACAATTTTCTAGATCCTTAGTCTGAAAAGAAACCTCTTCCCAATTAATGGGTAGATTGTTGAGTTCCTCGTTTAGCGGAAGTTTCGCTTCGCATTTTATGTAATCAAACATTCCCATATTTTTATGTCCAGAAGTAATCTCTTCTTTTTACTAACTCTGTCAAGATCAAAGTGTCTTTTTTTTGTATAAGCTTTTCTAGTCGAATAACCTCTTTATATTTGACCTTGTAGGGTATTCCGTCATCAATCAGTCTATAGGTTTTTTCGCCGTTTTCAAGCGTTATTTCCGCAAAAGCTTCCCTAAAATTTCTTGCTGGCGGATAAGCTTTGTCGAGTTGTTTTTCAAGAGCCGGTCTTTTTATTGTAATATATTTATAAGCTGACTCTAACCATTTAGCAAACTCTTTATGGTCTTTTGTCGCCTCCCAGTCCACTATTCCGCCTTTATACTCGTCTTCGTAAAAAGATTTAATAAATTCGAAATTCACATTAACTATGAGGCTTACAATATCTGACCAAGTTCTCGGAATTGCTTTTCTTATTCTTGAGTGCTGTGGGCAAAATATCGGTTTTACGTTTTCAAAATAAAACATATCAAACCTGTAAGAAGTTACTCTATAAAAAGACTCAAGTTTTTTAATTATTTTTTTTAAAATAAACATATTTATAATAGTTCTGGATTTTCAAAAGAGTTTCCCAAAATCTCGAATTCTCCTAGCTGGTGCATGAAAATAAAATTTAATGTGCTACATTGATCTAAAAGCTCAGCCGCAAAAGATCCATACTTAAAAACAATCTTGTATTTTTTTTGTGTCATTATCGGGGTTGGTTTGGCTGGGACGGCTATAATATCATTTTCATAAACATCTGCATTGTTTATATCTTGTAATCCTGTAAATTGAGAAGGAATAAGCATGTCGTCTTTATTGAACAATTCATCAACGGCGCCGCTATATTTATATTTTTCAACGAATGCTTTTCCTGGAGGATTCCAAAATCTGAATTTAATTGTTCTATTCGGCATTTTTTTCATTGTTTGCTTTTAAGTCTTCTAGCCCCAGCGAAAATGGTTCGTTTTCGTTATACGGACTTGGAAAAGCTGTTTCTAAATCGGGCTCGTAAGAACTCATATGAAGCATTGGGCTAAATTCTCCAAAATCAGTTGATAAAAAGGTTTCTGCTGTGTCAATATACATTTCGTCTTTTTTTATCATATCTTCGTATTTTTTATTAAAATCATTTAAATAATGCTGAAAATCGTCAAATTCGTTTTTGTCAGAATTATGAATATAGTCAAATAGCCAATCCTCGCCTTCTTTGGATAAATTCAGGTTTTCAACAAGTTTTGTAAAATACTCTTCTTGAACTTTTTGAAGTTCATTTATAAAGGTTTTTACTTTGTAGATTTCGTCTTCTGGATGCGGTTTATTTGACATATTGTATATTTTGATTTTTTGAATTTAAGAGTCCTTGAATCTGTTCAGCGGACAAATCTTTCGTAATAGCTAATTCGATTAAGCTAAATTCAGCCTTGACGGATAAGTAAGATAAATATTCACTGAGCGTCATCGAAGTAAAAAGCACAATAAGAACCGCAATAAACCCAAGCATAATTGTTTTATCTGTATTTTCTGAATTAGTCATTTTTTATTTTCTATATAATTTTTAAATTCTGTTTTAATTAAAGAAGCTTTTTCGCACAACTTGTAGAGAGTAGTAAAAAGAGCAAATAAAATTAAAAATAATATTAATTTATTATCATAATTTATGAGAAAATAATATAATTTAATTATCTTTGCCTTCCAGGAGGATTCTTCCATATTTAGCTATGGCTTTTAAGGCGTAATCATCTAGTTTGTTCAGACATCCGTCTGCTGATAAGCCGCTTTCGTAAAAAGCGTAATCTTCTAATTGCTCAAGGGGCAGTTTTAACTGCTTCTTTTTCGTCTTTTTCTTTCCAGTATTTTTCTGTGTTTTCATCGCAAGCGGAATAGCCATCTTTCCTGGCTTGTTCATAACATAGCGTTCTATACCAACCGCCTCTTTTGCAAGGCTCTCCACGATCTCCAGTGACTTCGCAAGTATGTGAAGATTTTCTCTCCGCTTCTGAAATAATGTCGTCTATAATATCATTTTCGATCTCATTTGCTCCATATGCGCTTACATAAAAGCGAAGCGTTCCGAATTTTTCTTTGATTTGATCGGCGACAACTTGAACCTCTCTGCCGTCAGAAGAGCATATATTGCAAATATATTGCAATTTATTCATACAATCGTCCAATAAATCATGCCATCCATCTCCACATTCAAGACCAAATGCCATGCATGTACGCTTTGGATCGCCGTGTATATTTACTAGTATTTTAGGATATTTTTCTACAAGCTTGGCTTCAAGTTCTCTTGTCATCTTTTTAGATATGTATTTTTTTTATTGAAAAGTCAATCGTTTTCTTTCCACTTATTTTTTTTATAATCCCAATGCCTACAATCATAAATATTTATTTCGGCTTCTAGCCCAAAAATACTCATTTTGAATCTAATTCCGGCATGATCTCTTCCGGTAAGCTTACAATCAAATTCAATAGAAAACAAGCTATTACTTGAAAAAAAAGTTTCTACTTCCAGATTTTTATTTTTGGAAAGTTGTTTGTGAAAACAGCTGAGTTTGTACCAGAAGTTTGATCTTATAAAAAAATTATAGATTGTGAAATTGAAATACATTTTTACCTACGCATTAAAAAAGCCTTTGTTTTTACTGGCTCTCCGCCTTCGCAATCGTCGTATTCTCCATAATACCATGCTCGGTCGAATGGACCGCATACTTCAATTTGATCTGTCGCAGAAGGGGTTGTATAGCCGCCTTCGTAACCGTCTACAAGAACAAGCGTTTCAGGATCTAGCTTTTGTAATTCTGCAATTAAATCTTTTGCTTTCATTTTTATTAATTTTCGATGATTAGTAGAATAAGCTTCTAAAGAAACATAAGTTATTTAATATATAATCGCATACCCCCCAATCCCTCATTTGCATAGAGTCTTCGTAATCGTTGTCGTATTTATTAATTTTTTTTGAAATTTCTTTCTTGAAATCATTAGAAATATTCTCTTTAAGAAAATTTATGATTTTTTCTAGGTCTTTGTCGTCTAAGTGTAGAGCTATATCTGTTCCGTCATATTTAGATTCATATCCACAGGAAATTTTTAATTCTACAGGAGCCGCATACTTTCCTAAGTTCTTTCCAGAAAAGTCAGAATAATAAACAGCTTCTTCTCTTTCTGCCGGCTTAATTATTTTTTTCATAAGAAATTACTTATTAATTTAGTCCATTGAGTTTTAGATATAGGCTTATTATCGAGTATTGAAAACGCGTACGCAGAATTTTCATTATAGTGACTTTTTATCATTTTGGCTTGTTCTTTTCTTGACTCGACCTTTCTAATGTCGTGAACCATCTCAAGAATATTGTCTATGTATTTTCTTGCATTTTCACCAGAATTGCAAATTTTTTCTATCTCTTTTTTTAATTGAAGGGCTATTTCAAAATCAAATTCTGTTTCTATTTTTTTATAGAAATCTTCGAACTGAGGCATTTCAGAATCAACATAGTATTCAATTAAATTGTTTTGTGAGTTCAATTGCGACTTGACTCTGTGGCAAAATAAGTACCAGTCTGATTTTAATTTGATCCTATTTTGTCCATTATTGTAAGATATAACGATGCCCTCTTTGCCTTTCCAGGATTTTATATTTTCCGCTATTTTAGAAAGATTTTTAGTGTCTAAAAAATTATAAGACCGAGGCATTGGTATTGGGCCGACTTTTCTCCAAATATTAGTCAGATCAGAAGAAGAAACCACGCACATTCCATTTTTATTAATTGCGCCTAAAAAGAAGAAATCTATCTCTGGAGGTCTTACAACTATTACATTGTTTGGGGTAATAATTTCAAATAATAAGCTCAGATGCTGGTTTTCTTTTAAAAACTCTAGTACTTTTGGGTATTTCTTAGGAAGCAGCTCGAAGTCTCCTGCGTTTGGTTGAGCGAGATAAGATACGGTTCCTCTCGTTCGCATAGAAAATTGATCATTAACATGATCCGCAATTAAAAGAGAGCCGTCTATTTTGTCTTCACACTTCCAGTCATTGAAGTTGGTAGGATCTGGATAGCATTCTGCTTTTTCTCCGTGATTAAAAAATTTAGGAAAACCAGAAGATAAGACCTTTCCATTTTTATCTGTAACTAGAGAACGGTAGAATAAATTATTTTTATTCCATTTTGCGTCGATCTGTGGCGTTATCAAATAACAATCCAAGCCGCAAAATTTGCTAGCAGCAATGTTAAAAGATTCTTCTAATGGAAAATTTAGCCTCATCAATAGAAATAAAATTTACTGGGTATATTCCCAAAGCTCGTCGATATTTAAAAGTCTTGATACGCATCCATTAACCCTTTCCGACCAATTTGAATGAAAGTGTCCATAAAGGTGCAAGCTGGGACTACATAGTTTAAAGATTTCATCCATTACCGCTCGTTCATCGGTTAAATCTTCTAGTAAATACGCGTCTTCCCTTGCCCATCCATATACCAATTCATTAAATTGTTGAGGGAAGCAATGTGATGGAGCCGTATGGGTCACTAGAATATCAACTTTTTGACAGGCATCTCTATTAAAAACAACCCCCTCCTTTTCCCAATACGAAACTCCAACAGTTCTACCAGTTCTATCGATAGATACTGCGCCACCAATCAATTGAATAAGTTTAGAATTATGTTCAAAAACAGAGTAATCTTCGACTAACTCAAAATTATCTAAACATATTCTATCATTTCCTTTGAAAGCCGAAGGGTCATCATGATTTCCTCTAATAGCATAAAAATTAATATTATTCTGTTTAAATTCTTTATCAAGTAACCCATAAGTTACCATGTCTCGACTTGGGTTAAACCCAACACCTAAATCTCCGACTGAAATAATGTTGGCATTTGAAATTTTTTTTAGTTGTATTTTAAAAAGCAATTCATTCCAATTTCCGTGGATATCACCTAAAAATAATATTTGTTTGTCACCATCCAGATTCTTCTTCATTTTGTGATTGGTAAATCTTATACTCTTTTACCTCTTTTGTCAAGACCTCTTTTAATTTAGCTAACGCTAAATCGTATGAGTCGCATTCTTCTTCAATAGTGTCAATTATATACCCATAATGGCAAACTAAATATTTAGGCGGAAAACCGTAGCTCCACTTGGTTTCAATGTGCCAATGGCAGTCACGATCTTTATGGTGATCTTTTCCAATTAAATGATACCATTCGTCTGTTAGATTTGTTATTTCTTCTATAATATTACTCATTGCTGTCTATCTGGTGGAATGAAGATTTCTTCCGAATGAAAAAACTGATCTTTCCATTTTTTAACATGGGTATGAATATCAATATTTAAAATTTCGGATGCAAATTTTAATATTCTGAGATTAGGCCAGGCTTCTATTCTTGCTTTTAAGATTTCTGTAAGAGCCTCTTCTATAGTTCTATTAGCCATGACTAGAGCAGTAATTCCAATTGCGGTAGATCTAGAGATGCCAGCAAAACAATTTATTCCAAGATTATGCGGCTTGTCGTCCTCGGTAAATGGTTTTAAAAATGAAATAATATTTTGAATATGTTGAGACTGTGGCGCGTCCTGAATTAAGTGCCCCCACTCTGCTCCGTCTTCGTCTGACCAATCGGCAAAAAACTGGTGAAAAAACTTAACATTCTTTTCCTGAAAGTTTTTTCTCATTCTATTTATTTGTTTTCTGTCTTCCTGACCAACAGTTGATACCCATATATTATAGTCTTTATTATTTTTATTAAAGCTATAACTTTCGGCGTCGGCTAGGTTTGTTATTTTGATTTTATTAATCATTTTAATTTATAGGGTTTTTCTACAACAACACAATATAAGGAATCTTTTTCCTCAACTCTCATGCATTTGCCAGCGGGAAGCTTTTTATTTTTAAAAGCCTTATCTATTAAAGTCCAGACATTACTAAACTTATTGCTTTGTATTAAATCTGCAATTTTGGTTTGATATTTGGGCGGAATAGGAAATCTTTTGACTGGCTCCCAATACTCTTTTGTTTCAGTGTCAATTATTTTCGCGTTAGGAATTCCAGAAATATTAAGAACTCCATCCCCGTCTACACCCGTGTCTCTATAGCCATTATTTCGTTGATAGTGAAGATATTCTTCAATAGCTTTTTTAATTTCCCATGCAACTGTTCCGCCTTTCATTTCGGGACAACCAACTCCAAAAGACGAATTGGCATGATCTAAATGTGGTCTATTTTTTTTATTATTCCATTCTTCGCTTTCCTCTACGATATTACCTTTTTCATCATACTCATTATTATATTGATCATAGAATCCACCACGACCATCATATTCTCTTCTAGGGTTAGCAGGAAAAGCCATATACCTAACAGTTCCTTCTATGTGATTTCTTTCATCCCAACTAAGATTTCTATCAGCATAAACCGTGTCCATAGCCATACTGACTTGTCCGGACTGAAGACGGGAGTAAGTTTCTAGAGCGCTGATAAGAATATGTAAGTGTTCTGAACTC